TGAGTATGAGGTGCAATCACCATCTTCTGTGAAATCTTCTCGGGGAAGAGATACGAAATGGTGTTAGGTTTCAGAACTTGAGTGCGACCGAAACCCAACCAATCACCCCAATAGATGTTCTCTGTGCGGGGAAGATACTTGATACAATATGACAGGATCTCAACGACTTCTAATTGATGTCCAAAGTGAGTAAAGATGTCATCAATAGTATAACAAAGACGAATCTTTTTCTTGTTGAATGCTGCTTTGGTACAAACAAAGAACTTACCATTATCAGGATTAGTACCCCAAACAAGTGACATACCATCCATCTTCATCGTAATATCTGCGGGTGCAAAGAGTGCATCAATCACAGACATGTCACCCGTGAGGATGAGGTCTTCGGGATGTTCAAGATGGGTGGATGTCATAATGTTTGTGGTGTCTTACATCAATGGGGCAGTTTAGAGGTGAGTAACAATAATACTCACTATTTTTGACGGACAGAGTTAATAACCACTTTATCTGTGGGATACCTTGCCTCTACAAGTTCAATGATAAATCGACGTTCTGCACGATCAGATTCGATCTCAAAGTTATGTCTTGCTCCACGTCTATCATACCATGCACCTTTGCAATTGTAAATCGTCATGAGTTACGATCATCCTCCATCATTCGTGTGAGAGTTTCATGAATAACTCTGAGACTAGATCGAGAATAACCTATTGAATATGGTGCAGTTTTCTCTACATTACGAGGATCATATTTGTCCACTGTGTAATCAACACCAGACAAAACTTTCATCGTGTCTTCAATACCTTCTAAGAGGATTTCCAGTTCATACTTGTGAATAGTGATCATGATTGTTCCTCCTCAAGTTTTACACATTCGTCCATGATTTCACGGAGTTCTTTTAACTGTTTGTAGAAATCTTCCATGTCGTAGATCTCACCAGGTGAGTCTTGAATTTCTTCCCACATAATCACTTACCGTTTGTGTAATCACCTAAGAGTTGATAATGTCCTTTGACATTATAGTATCCAACCTCTGCATATCCATACTCTTCAGAGAGATTGAAACAGATATCCCATGCCCTATCAAGATCACCGGGGCAACTGGTGTTCTCATAAGGATCAGAGGGACATTTGACAAGGTAGTTAATCATAGTGGTTTAAAGTGTCTTACACCTATGGGGCAGTTTAGAGGTGAGTAACATTATTAACTGTGAACATCCATAAAATCTTCTAGTGTGAATTCCTCATCTGTATCAGTCTCTTCGATCAATTGTTCGATTGTGAGTTGTTCCATCTCTTTGCGATATTCTGATGGTGTCGAATCTTGTGGATCATAATCGTCATAACAAAGATATTCCCACTCATGGACAAGTGCATCTACAAGTTGTTTTTTAGTGTATCTCATGAGTGTGAATAGATTACATTCATCCTTTTATTATAACACAAAAAAGGGGGTTTACAACCCCCATTGTTCAACTTATTTAACTGTCACATTAGAAAAACTTAGTTGTTGCTACATTATACATTGATGGTCTAATGTATGGATGACATGTGTCTAAAAACATGTTCCACACATTCTCATCCGAATCACTTTTAAATGGTATAACAGTATTAGCATGTCCCTTGAGAATATACTTTTGTCTAGTACAATATGTGTTATAAAGCATAACTAGACGACAAATACCAGGTTCTTGTCCAGGTGGATTGTTCCATGCCGATGCATCTGTAATAACTTCCTGAGTTACATTTTTTGCAGGTTCACCAATAGATTCCATCAACGGACCCCATTTGTGGAAGTAAAACTCAAGCATATCCGCGAATGAATCGACATTATATTCTTTATCAACCTCAGAAATGATCTTTTGGAAATACTTACAGAAAGAAGATCCGGCTCTAATAATATTTCCACCAATAATATTAGAACATTTCCGTGATGTGAATGCTTTCAAAAACTTCTCAGTATATACAGTTCCAACATCCTTTTGAGCGCGAGTCAAATAACTGTAACTAGGTAGATCAAACTCTGCATCCACATTAGTACCAGCAATTCCGATGGAAAACCGAGCACAATCATTGTAAAGTTTGACCGCCCAGTCTTCTTCAGCATAATAATTTGACTTGAACTTGTCATCACCCTTTTGATTTGTTCGATAAGAACAGTCAAAAGTATGATCCTTTGCTTCAACAATAACCATTTCTTCAATGGTTGATTCTTTGCGATGAAGTTTTAGTGAGATGATAACCCTCGCATCTTCATCTTGATCGATGAGAAACCTCATGGTGATGCGATGATTCCCTTTGGTGCATGCAACTTTACCGTTTGGACGTAGGAAAGCAGAAAGACTATCAGCAGCAAAAAATGAAAATCCCCCTACATTTCTGATTTGTTTTGCACAATTATTGTAATTAATATCTTCAACACGATTATATGTTGGATCACCATAAAGGTCACCAACTCGTGCAGAAACTAGGACGTTTTCTCCACCAATATATTTGTCACCAAAAAGATAATCTCTAATAACATCTTCCATCAAGGGGATTCCCGATGGCATTTGATCGACTATCCGATACTTACTGAGGTTTTCATAAATTTTATCATCAACCTTAGTTGTTGCAAGGTCAATAACCCTTGTAAGATCTTTGTAGACTTTTGTCGTTGTTGTCATAATTCTAACGGAAGTAAATGGTTTTAGGTTAGATTGTAGTGAACAATTTTATTTGAGGGTTTGAAGGTTGTCTCAAACAAAGAAAGACGAAAGTCCTTCTTGCAATCGTTCATTGGCAATTATACTATATTTTTCGTCAATGTCAAACCCAATCCATTTTCTGTTAATATTTTGTGATACAATGGCAGTTGTACCTGATCCCATGAAAGGATCGAGAACTAAATCACCCTCTTGTGTGGTAAGTTTGATACAGTTCTCAACTAACTGCGATGGAAATGGTGCGGGATGTTGTTTCTGTCTCTCAGGATTGATCACCCACACTTCACCCCTATATGCAGGATCTACAGCATCACGAAATACTTTTGGTTTCTTTTTACAAAACCAATAGATATGTTCTGTGCATGGAACAAGTACATCATTCCGAATATTTGGAGAGTTGCGTCTATCCCAGATGATAAGTTGGTAGAGTTGAACATCACTTTGACTGATGAAATCTGTGGGCAAATAACATCTATTCTTATATCGTCTTGGTTTGTGGTTGAAAAAGATAGAACCCTCTGGTTTAATCAGTCGATGACATTGATTCAGAAATTCTATCATCCATGACTGATATTGATCCTCAGGCATATCATCACCATATGTGTTGTAATCTATCTGAAACTTACCCCAAATCTGGTTACCTGGTTTAACATTACCAAGCAATCCTTTCTTATTGTATGGGGGAGATGTGACAATACAATCGACGGAACTTTCTTCCATCTCCTTCATACCTTCGATGCAATCTTTATTGATGATCATACAAATAGATTTTGATGAATGTGCCACAGAACATTGTAACGATTGCTTTTAGATTTCTTACCTTCTCTTTGAAAGTGAAAGTAACTCTTTCCTTCAGAACTTTTCAGGTGAATACCACCACGAAGAAAGACCCATTCTGCATTTTTAATCTTATCACAAATTTGACTGTAAGTCAATTCATATTCATCACCAGTTTTAGTGATTTTAATAACAACAGAAGTAATATCGTATCCATTACGAATGATCAGATCGATAATCTGACTTTTGTTTTCATAAAGAAATTGTTTGAAAGCAGTCACATATTGTTCATCAATTTGTTTGATTGTGCGTCGATCTTTACCTTTGTAATTATAGTTTTCATTTCCACAAAAGTGTTCGATAAATTTAACAGAATCACCACTGATGTTCAACATCTTGATGAAATGTTTCTGTGTTGTGAGATGAACCTGTGTAGAAGATCCTGACATATTCTTGATGCTCTTATTGTTGACACCATCAGTGCCATCAACTTTAGTGCGTGAACCTCCAACTTGCGTCAGACCGTGAGCATCACAAACTTCCCGTTCTTTGACGTTTGAATATTCTTCTCTGATCTTATATCCCTGTTCAGCAGTGAGAGGCATAATATTAGATAGTGGGTTACACTAATCAGGCACTTTAGAGGTGAGTAACTTTAACTGCGTTTTAGTTTATCAATAACTAAATCTGCAGTTTGATTAGGCAAATCTCTCTCTAATTGATCAATCTTATTCTCTAAATCTCCTCTTTTCTTATCTTTCTTCTGTTACATTCTCTGTTGAACTACATCCTTTTGCAAGTCCAATCTTTTTTGGTCTAGAACATTCTCATTAAATTGTTTGAATGTCTTCATGTACTCATCCTCTTATTAACTCGTCCTAAGATCTTTGTCTTACCTTTAGCATCAGGATTCTGACCAGTTTCTTTCTTATATTTCGCAGTTTCTTGGTCCTTCATTATACCTTTCAACATTGTATTTGCCTGATTCTTAACCTTGTCACGTTCTGCTCTAGTTTTACCACTTGCTTTTGCAGGTTTGTAACTAGGTGAAACTGGTTTCTTTTCTTTCGTAGTTGATAACAACTTGGATGCAGTCTTTTCTTTATCTCTACTCGTACCTGCAGATGATCCACCAGATTCTCTTGCCTTTCTCTCCCTATATGCCTTTCTCTGTGCCTCTTTCGGACTCAGTGCTGCACTTCCTCTCTCCTTTGTGGGTTGTTGTTCTCTTGTATCTCTCTTCTTCTGTGTTCCAACATCTTTACGATCCTTATATGATACAGGTGCAGTTTTACCACCACCGATTGCCTTCACTCGGCGTGTCTCTGCTTCAGACTTCTTTCTCTTACGATATACTCTACCGCCTTCACCTGATTGTCTTATTGATGCACCACCTGCCAATTCATCAGGTATTGATGCTTCAGTCATGAACTGTTTGAATGATTTCATGTTGACTCCTTAACAGTACCAGTCCATCCACCATTCTTACCATCAGGATTAACCATCAGGGCATCTGCCTCAGATGATGTCATCTCTAGTGCTTCTGAAATATCATCAGACCAACGATTTCCTCCAGCATAATAAACAGGAACACCTGCTAATTTTGAAGTTTTCTTGAGAATGGTTGCCATCTCTCTTTTCAGATTCTTGTCGTATTATTTATCTCATGTGTATGCATACTAATTTCTACTAATTTTGACTAATATAGAGGGGGCGGGGATCAGTTTGTCGATCCCTCTTACATGTATTGCCCCCTACATGTATCAATCTTTTCCTTCTTCTTTTACTTTACCTGCTTCACTAGGACCAACCCAAACTCGACTATCTTTATAGAATGAAACAACACGATTACGACGAAGTTCCAACAGAACATCATACCTCTCTTGTTGTTCTTTACTAAAGAAGAAGTTCTGATCTTTATAGACCTTCTTCATATCAGTAAGAGAACGAAGAACTGATGAGTTGTTGATCATGATGTTAGTTGATTACAATGATGAGGCAGTTTGGAGGTGAGTAACTTTAATTACCACCGATCAGGAGTCGAGAGATCCTCAACGTATGCAGTAACTGCTTCATTACCCTGAACATCAAGAAGTTTTTCCCAATCTATATTGTGCGGTTGGAAATCGTCCAGCACGTTAAGTTCAAGTGTAATTCTGTATTTTGTCTTTTGTGCGTAAGAGAAGGAAGGCATAACACAGACCCCTGAGTGATTTACTTATACACTATAAGGTATATAGCAACCAAAGTCAAGATTTAGTGTTCACTTGTTCAACTGTCACAGGTGTGGTGTCAAACCACAAGTTCTTAACATTGCCAGCAATGATAAAGAAGTTAGTAATAATCAACTGAAACATAATTAGAGTTCGGATAATTGCAATTCTGTCTGCTTCATAATCACTTCGTCCCTCCTTTCTGCCAAGAGCAAGTGCCCATATTCTCCAGGCACTTTTCCTCTTCTTAGTCATTCATATATCCTTCCTTGATAAGATACTCTTCAGTAAGTGGGGTGGGAGGGTATATCCGCCACATTGCACCAGTATTACATGCTTTAAGTGCTGATAATGTCATCCCTTCTGTCTTACCTGCCCAGGTTGCTTCTTTCTCCCAAGGACGTGCAGCAGGGGGATAAGTTCTTCTGACCATCTCTTGCCAAATTTCAGGTACATCTTCTTCAGGTAGGATAAGTGCGATCAGTGAATTATCAATAGTCCCTGCCATACAATCCTGAGCTGCATGCCAACCTTCATGTCTAAGTACACTCATCAAAACATGTTCTCTCTTTACATGTTCATCATTCAGATAGAAATTATTACTGACTGTATGATATACACCACGATGTCCGACTGGAAAATATTCTGTAGGTGCGATATAAACCTTACTACCTGCCTTGTTCAGTTCTGATACGAGTTGATTAAATTCCTTCCCATTTCTGTACTCTTCATTAAAATAACTTTCAACATCACGAATGGATTTAACTTCAACAATACCATCCTTACAATCACCAACAAGGAGACAACCCATTGAATGATTAGTAAAGTAATCATCAGGGAAAGTAAGTGGGTTCGATTGAAAATCATTTAGTGTTTTTCTTGGAACATAAGTGAAACCTTTAGCGAACGATTGTCCACCAATCAATGATGCAATCAATCCCAATCCAATCAGTGTTTTTTTCATTTTGTTTTCTTAACTGGCCATGTAATGTGCAATGTTGAGACAATAGAAAATGTAAACAATACAACAAAGACTGTACTCATTCGGATGCTCTCCAATCTTTTCTCATCTTTTGATATGTATCATTGTAAGTTGCAAGGTCTCTCACTTTTTTGAAGACACGAGCAGACTCTGCATATTCACAGGTGTCCCAATCGTCCTCCTGTGGTTTTATCTTATCACAAGAATCATACTTTTGTCCACTATGATGGTTTGCATATCTTCTCGCTCTCGTAAATCCCATCTCTAGAAACTTACGGCACATGTCCATACCGATAAAGTCTTTATTGTCCCTGTAATCAAGATACATTGCGTATATCCTGTTACTAGATTTTACGGCAATATCTGGGGACTTAAATCTCCAATGAGCACAAATGTCGTCTGTGTATGGTCTCACCATTAAAACGCCCTGTTCGCCACGACCAATACGATACAAACGTCGGGTCTCAGGGTCAGTAAAGTCCAGAGATTTGTAATCAAGGTCATAATCAAACTCTTTCATTCAAAAATGGGGTTAATTTGTTTACGAATCTCTTCAAGATGTTTTGGATTATTACTATAATAACCCATGTTCATATAAACACAATCAATATATCTTAAATCTTCACGTTTTGCATCATAGGTAAAGTAATCACAAAATTTAACAATTTCATGAGGAACCTCCACCTGTTCATAATCAATATCAATAATCATTTGTCATTAAAATCTTTTCTACATTTCACATATTCAAGTTGATGCCAGTTCCAATTATGACATACCAACAATACATGGTTTTTCTTATGGAGGTTATTAGTTAACCCACAAGGTTTTTCTTTAACATCAATTTCAATTGAAACATATTTCTCATCAAAAAAATATATCCAACCTTCATGAATTGTCTTATGGTGATGCCATCTGACATAATCATGAAGTTTTGGCACGTACTCATGTGCCATCCTATCTTTACGTGTCTCCATTGATGCCTGGTAATCCAATGATTGACATTGTTTCTTGTTGTTTGAAATAGAGTTTGACATAACAACGGAGTGCATCTTGAAGGACCTTAACATCAGTGCATTTTTCAATATCTCTAGACAATTGTTCGTAAGCAAATTGTTTAGAGGGAGTGTTAATTTCTACAGAAGATGGGTCTAGGTCTTTCATAGGAATGCTCTTTCTAATGGATTTAGGTTGAGTTGTATTGCCGAATATGGACTAGTATCATCAATCTTTACTTCTTTACCTGGTTTCTTTGAATTGATGGGGGCATGATAAGTGTGTGTGATGTTTCTCTTTGTTCTCTTGTATTTGACGAATCCCCAGATAC